ATTAGGCGTTTTATCATTATTCTCCATGTAAATATGATGATGTGTAGCATCAGCCATCATACCCTTGGCGGTATTTGTACTATCCTTTACAGAAAAATAAGTACCGGCTGTCGGTGTATCAACAAAAATTGGGGCAGTATCACCAATAGGCAAAGAAACCGCAGGACCCTTCTGAGGCCAGGGCAAACAAGAAGTAAAATAGTCATGACGCTTACCGCGACGCTTTAAAACATAATCAGTTGCAGGATCCGGCCCATCACCTTTATTAACGGTTACACTATCTTGAATATTTTGGTCACGATACCAGGTATTATAAATCAAGTTATATGCCCGATGCCAAAGAGCAGAAGTAGAAAGAGAAGCAACGCCAACGGGCAAACCAAAATAATCAGAAATCGAGCCGGAAGTCCATCCACCGGAAGCCGGAGATACGACTTGCGGAACAAGAAAATCTGTAGAATCCTCGGGGTTGTCCTGTTCACCCATAAACTTGGTGAAGTTGTCCCAAACAAGACGAAGAGGAACAGCAAAATAATGGACATCCATCACCATGTTATCCATAATCGGATAGATTGGTGTGGACAACCTCGCAAATATAGTTGCTCTGAGATTAAATGTATCACCTGGAATAGCCTCATCAACATAAAAAGGAACCAAATACCCAGCGTCAAAAGTAGTCTTATGTCCATGCGACCTATTAAATACACTCCTGGGTATTTCGGCCTGGGGAATACGAGAAAAATCATGCTTCATGACAGATTGCAATTTCATAAATTACTCCTTTTCTTTAGGAACTAAATCAATGTTTCCAACCCACAAAACACGCTCTAAAATCATCAATTCCTTGAAATTTAACCTATATTTCACATATTCCATAAGGTCCTCGGGTGAAAATTTCCACCCTTTATGGACCTTTATATTCAGAATAACCTTATAATCCGCGTAATTTTCGGGGTTGTAAGCCATATCATTGACACCTTTGGTGTCACCTAGACCAGTTACATCAAGTTATATATATAGGTCTAGGTGCATTAACTAGCCGGTGTAGCCGGCTTAGGCGCTTCATTCTTCAGCGCCCCATCCTTAACAGCATTCACAGCAACCAAAGCATCCTTTGGAAGCAAACCCAACTTAACCGCTTCATCAGCGTTCTTAGGGTCAGCAATAAAATCAAGAGCATTCTCAACGAGATTACCAAACTTGGCCCGAACCTCAGAAGGGAGAGTCATAAAATCATCCTGGGCCTGTTGGATACGAGAAACGATAGTAGGATAATCAGCAATATCCGAGAAATCACCAAAACGAGAAACGCGCTGGGAAGAAATACTGGGGTCCCCCAGGACACCAGTTTTCTTATAACGATTCATTATCGTATTAATATCAGCGTCTTTAGCGAAAGATTGGTGAGTACGAGAACGAGCAAGAGGGTCATTAGGGTCAAAATAAAGACCAACACGACGACGACGAGAAGGGAAAGTAACTTCACACTTAGCCATAAACACCTCACAGATAAAAATTAAACAATAGACTTAACAAAATCAGTAGCATTACACAAGAATTCCGGCTGGGGTTTCGACAACAACCCACCAGAATTATCATCAAAATCCCCGAGATAATATAATTTAAAATCCTCGGGATGTTTGGACACATTATTATTAGGTTCATTAACCAAATCAGAAAAAGACCTTAAAGCAGTACCATTATGAGCAGAATAAAACGGTTGGGAAAAAACAGAAGCCTTTTCATCAAAAATACTAAACATCTTGAGAACCATTTTCGTACCCCCTTTTAAGTTTAGATAAACATGCCTTCTTAACCTCATATCGAACAGCGAGCCTAGACCTTGAATTATCCAGGTCATTTTCGGCACGCTTAATTCTATGCACTTTCAGCATAGCGAAATCCGAAGGATTGTCAAGTTCAAACTGAGAATCATAAAACTTAGGGGGCTTAACGCGCTTACCGCGTACAACACAAAACCCATTAGGATATATATCCGACGAGAACTCGTCATACCAAGCCTGGCCTATACCAGGCTTTAAAGACATTGTAACAAACTCAGGTTTTCGACCATCATAAAATTTACCACGAGAAACATCAACAAGACCATCATACAATTCAGTACCTTCAATGTTTTCTTTTGAAAACTTTTTGAGAACATATCGAGCAACATAAGCGCAACTCTCAAAAGTAACATCTCCAATAGTCGTAAAACCATTACCCCATAACTCGTCAAGTACCTTTGACGAATAAATATTACCATTAGCCGATTTCGTAACGAGCACCTTATCCTCGAAATCGAAACCAAAAATGACCGCATGATGATGCGGACGCGAAAACTTCTCGCCATATTCACCGCAGTGAAAATAACGGACCCGAGACTTACCCTTTTGCCAATACTTCCGGGGTACAGAGAAATACTGCCGGGATCCCGGGTCCCATACACAAGTAGAAGCAAACTTCCTAAGCCTTTTGAGAAACAACTGGAAATCAGAACCCTCTAACGAGGGTTTAATATTATCATCAGAAAAAGTGAGAGTAATAAAACAATTATCAGAATAGAGAGATGCTTCATGCATACACCTTAGCGCCCAAGACAAACTACGGTCCAAACGACAACCGCAACACTGGCCACAAGGCACAGGAACCTTAACAGGCACGAGTGCCTGGTCCACATTAAAGACCAAAGACCTTTTGCCTGTTTTATTAACCTTACGAGCATAATAACCTTCTAAAGGCTTATAACAGGGCATAGGTTAAAACCTATAACCACCACGCATAGGATTAGTATTCATATTACGAACATCAACTCCAGTATTCCTGGAGAAATGACGACGAGAAGAACCACGCTTCATAGCATAACGCTTTGCCATAAACCACCTCTTTTAGTTTCCTATCTGAAACATACCGCGCAACGGATTCAAACTATCTATAACATCGCGACTAACACCAAGACCGCGATACCACCAAGACCTATCGGACTTAAACTTTTCGACATCAATGTCACGACGCGCACGCTGTTTGCGACGCTCAACTTCCATAGCCAAAGCATCATTTTCATACATCTGACGCTGGGCCTCAGAAGCAGTTTTTATGGCAAGAGCCGAATTCGCCCTTTCTTGGGATTTACTGGTAGCAATATTCTGCCGAATGTTCATCCCCTCAAGAAAGCGCAAAGAAGCACTACTAGCGCCCTCGGCAAGCAACTTGCCTGGCGCATGCAAAGTAGGAGTAGAAATAGGGGGAGTAGCACTCCCCGACAACTTAGCGGAAAGAATAGGATTTAGTCCAGCCTTGCGCAAATCGGCAACCTCGCGCTGGTGCGCGGTGTTGGCCATGCGCTCTTGCCAGGCCCACGACTCCTTAGACAAATCAATCTGCTGTTGGTTTATATCCTTATCGGTTTCAGAACCGATAATACCGCCTAATAGCGAAGAACCAGCAGATATAAGAGGACTAATCGGGTTAAGAAAATTCCCGACATTCTTAACAATATCACCGAGTCCAGAAAAGAAACCCATAATCACCTCGTTATTACGAGTACAAATATGCCTGGCAACCGAACACAACCACTACTAAAAGTGGTCAATAAGACCAGGAACACTATATACAGGCATAGGACGCGCACACTTCATCTCAATGTAAGAATCCATCAAGAAATGCGGTTCAGTATCAACCGCCAGGATCCGAGCCATAGGCGGATTTTCTTCTATGAAAATCGGCGCCAATAACGGACGATTAGTAAAATCCTGGGAAAGATGCCAAGCATCAAGCGTTTGAGCGTTCTTAGAACGGAACTTCCCAGTAATCTTAGACGGATAGTATCTATACTCCGCCCAGCGTTCCTGGTACCCAAAGACCGTATTATCATCAACAGTCCCATCAGAAAAGATTTCCTTACTCAAAACCGATTGTTCGCCCAAGTGCGACAATGCGGGCCAGTAGAAATCCCAACGAGTAGAACGCGAGAACATACGCGGTACATTCTGCTGGTATGTCAAATCGGCCCTAACCGACACAAGACCGAGAATGATACAATGTTCGGTGAACGACTTAGAAAAGCCAGCGCCCTGGGCCGTAATGGTACCTACAGCCGACAAAGTAGCCAGGGGGGTATCAGTATAGCCAGTATCCGCTGGAGAGCCACTTGTTTGGGCAACAGAGGTCAAAGTCACATTAGCAGATGTACAGCCCAAATACTCCGGCCTCTGCAACCGAGCATCGGGGGAAATAACCCCGAAATGAGCACGAACCAACTCCGTATATCGAGTACCACCGCGAGCGTCACGCTCATAGAGGCGCTGTAATTGAAAAGCCTCACGCAGAGCATTTATAGTGGACGCAGTAGCAGATGATAAATCTGCCAATAACGGAGAATTAGGCGTTTTATCA